GCATTTTCCGGTGCACCTCACCAATCATTCCAATCCACCTAGCATTAACGACTCTGTTGACTTGTTCGTTTTTGCTCGCCGCCAATCGCTTCTCGACTTAATACGCGTTTTAACCTTGTCGGTCCATTCCCTCTTCTTCCAGTTTCCGGGCTAGTTCCTCGTCGGTCATCTCCAACCTCCCGTTGCCTGCGCGGAGCATCTTGTTTCCGCCGGCCACCAATATCCGGGCTAGGTCGTCGTAGCTCTCTCTGCTGCGATCCATTCCCACCGTTTCTGCTTCCGGTGGGGGCTTGACTTTCTCGACCTCGAGAAACAGGGCTTCCAGCATCTTCGTTGCGTTTCGAAGTTGGTCGTTCAGATCCATTGTTGATGGTTCCAAACTCCTTCCTTCTAGCACCGCTCGGACTTTCGGTTTTTCCAGTAGACTTGCCGTCGCGCGTTGGACCTTGGCGATCGTTCCTTCTAGGAATACGCGATACGCCTCCAGATCCTTCCGCACGTTGTCCATTACCACTGGATGTGCGTCCGTCTTTGCGACGCCCTTTAGCATCACCATTACTGGTTCTAGCTGTGTCCTCATTTCTGCGGGAATTTCCTGCACTCGCTCTAAGTTGCGTAATATGTTTGTCATTTTGATATAAACGATCGTCCACGCTGCCACTGCAAGGTTGAGCATCCTCATCCAAAGTATCTTTATACGGATTAGGTTCTTCATTCCTGTTCAGTGTAAATTCAGCCCAAGGGTTAGTGCAATCATCGAGTTGCAAACAAAGACCTCGAAGAGTTTCCTCATCGAAGCCAGTTCGTGCGGCAATTACTCGAGTCATTAAGTCAACATCCTTCTCATCTTGGGGCCACGATCCTCCCTCAGTTAACCAGTAAGGTTTCTCCCGATCAACAGTACGCCTTTTCTCTCGTTGTTCCTTAGTTTCAGTGTCAGTCAATCCTTCATAGTATCTGGTCACCATTCTTGCATAGTGACTCGTTACAGGTGTCAAACTATCGGTAACCAGATATCCGCTCAATCTGTCTAACGCTGCCGAGGCAATAGGAATATTGGGATCTCTTTGCGTCAAGTGTAATTTTCGCCACGTTCTCAGAGGATCTTGGAATGTTGTAGTTGTCGTATAGGGATCCGGATAAACTCTAGCCAGAAAAGTCAAACCTTGATCAGGCTTAAACTTCTCAACTTTTATCTTCATTCCCAAATCCTCAACAACTTTCAACATAGCCTTTTTATACATCTCGTCAAACAGACTGTCATCACCAAACGCGAGTCCAATCAATCTAAATGCATCTTGCATAGACAAATCTGGCTGGGTCATACGAATTGAAC